AGAATACCATGAAGGGAGATTATATGAACGAAATCTTTATGAACTACCGCCTTTTTGAAGGCGAAGGCGGGGGCGAAGGCGCTCCTGCAATGGGCGGGGAAGCAGATGCTTCCACTAAAACCGAAGGCACAGGTCCTGTGTACACCCCACAGCATATGAAGAGTGCCACACCGGGCGAGTTCGACAATGTCGTATACGGCAAGCAGGAAAGTGCAGAGCCTAAGACAGAGCCTGACACAGAAGGGAAGGACGCCGCTTCCGAAGAAGATTCAAGGAAAGCCTACGATGAACTCATCAAGGGCAAGTACAAGGATTTTTACACCCAGGATACGCAGAAGATGATCGACAGACGTTTCAAGGAGACAAAGGGTCTCGAGGAAACCGTCAAGAACCAGAAGGCCATTATCGACCAGCTCTTCGACAGATACAAGGTATCTGACCTCGAAGGCCTGCAGAAAGCGCTCGACGACGACAATGCGTACCTGGAGGACGAAGCTTACGAGAACGGGATGAGCCTTGAGCAGTACACACAGTACAAAAAGCTCGAGAGGGAGAACAAAGCACTCCTGGAATCCCAGAAGGTGGCTCTCGAAGAGAGGGAGAAAGCAGCAAAACTCGAGGACTGGGCAAGGCAGGCGGACGCGCTGAAAGCCAAGTACCCTAACTTCAATCTCGAGGAAGACTCAAAGAATCCCACATTCGTGAACATCCTCGCCAGCGGAGTCCCTATGGAATTTGCCTACAATGCGATCCACGCAGGTGAGATGGCGCAGAACGTCGCCACTGCTGTAGCACAGCACACCGAACAGAGCGTGGTGAACAACATCCGTTCAAGGGGAATGAGACCTTCCGAGAACGGCGCAAGTTCCGGCAACGGTTTTACTTATAAGACCGATGTATCACAGCTCTCAAAAGCTGACAGAAGAGAAATAGCTAGAAGAGCCAGAGCGGGCGAGAGGATAGTCCTTTAAGCCCGTAAGGCGGAAAGGATAACCGATTAAATGAAGAAATTATATATGAACTACAGACTGTTTGACAGCGTTATCAACGCTTCAACCAGCAATGCTACAGGCAATGACCTGTCACCAACAATCCGTGAGTACTACAGCATGCACCTCATCGACAATGCGATCCCTGAGCTCGTGCATGACCAGTTCGGCCAGAAAGAGCCTATCCCTAAGGGAAACGGCAAGACCGGCAACTTCCGTAAGTTCAGCCCACTTCCAAAGGCACTCACACCTCTTGTAGAAGGTGTAACTCCTGATGGAAACAAGCTCAACATGGAGAGAGTACCGTTCGAGGTACATCAGTACGGCGATTACGTACTCGTAACCGACATCCTCGACCTTGTTGCAGTAGACAACATCCTCCTCGGTGTTAACGAACTCCTTGCTTCCCAGGCAGGACGTACACTTGACACAGTTGTACGTGAAGTGCTCAATGCAGGCACCAATGTTATCTACTCAAACGGCAAGGCAAGCCGTGCCACCCTCGTAGGCGGACAGGCAACAGGTAATGACTACCTTTCCGTTGATGACATCCGCAAAGCTGTAAGACAGCTCAAGCTGATGAATGCCAAGAAGATCAACGGCAACTGGGTAGGCATCATCCATCCTGACTGCGCTTATGACATCAAGAACGACCCTAAGTGGGAAGCCGTAAAGGATTACGATCCACACGACTGGTACGAGGGCGAGATCGGACGTATCGAGGGTGTAAGATTCGTTGAGACAACCGAAGCAAAAATCTTCTCAAAAGATGCTGAGGACGCTGTTGAAGGACAGACCCGTGACGTATACTCAACACTCATCCTGGGTGCGAATGCATACGGCTCAACAAGCCTTGAGGGAGGCGGCCTTGAGTACATCTTCAAGCCACTCGGCTCAGCAGGTTCTGCGGATCCTCTGAACCAGAGACAGACTTCTGGATGGAAGGCTACCAAGGGTGCAGTCATCCTGTCAAACGAGTTCATGGTAAGAATCGAGTCAGCTTCTACATTCGAGGCAGGCGCGAACTAAGAACATCTGTAAGAGAGGCCTCTACGGGGGCCTCTCCCTGAAGAAGAAAAGGAGAAACCACTATGGCAGTAAAGAATACCGATAAGCTTCCCGAGTCAAAGGTAAAGGCGGAAAAGATCGCATACATTGACGAGATGGAAGAGAACATCAAGAGAGAACCTGACGCTGAGATCATCCCACCTCCAAAGGACAAGGCCTACTATGATGAGCTCGTGCCTCACATGGAGTTCTACGACGGAGAAAAATACAAAGAGGATGTCTTTGTAGCGGTAAACGGAAAGAGCTACCTCATCAAGAGAGGCGAGACAGTCATGATCCCGAGAAAGGTCAAGGAAGTCCTCGACAATGCCGAGAAACAGCGCCAGGCAACAGCGAAGCTCATCAATAGAGAGCAGGCTAAATTCAACAGCCTGAACGCTAACAACATTTTATAAAACTGAACATTAACCACGACAAACACAACTCGTGACATGGCACGATGCTATCAGGGAAAGACCCTGGCAGCGGAGTGCCTTTTACTTTTTTCAAGGAGAAACTTATGGCACAGATATTGCCTGATGACCTTCGGCCGGTTGACACAAAGCATCCGTCGGAAGGCCTGCAGACGGTAACCAATTACATACATTACATGAGGGAGAGGATAGAGTTCTCCCTCGGCAGCATGAAGAAGGCCGTCGGTTCCGTCGTAGATGAGAAGGTGGCATCGCTCGATGCTCCCAATGACGGGAAGACATATGGCCGTAAGGATGGGGAATGGGTGGAAGTGCCAGACGATTCGGGCGGCACCGACAATTACAACGATCTGACCAACAGGCCTCTGATAAACGGCAGCGTTCTCGCGGGCAGCGTCGATAGGACACTGTTAAAGCCCGGAGACTATATCTCAACGCTCACGAATGACGCAGGATACCTGACGACAGACACAAAGATGAATACCGTGGTGAACGCGAGCGAGACTCTCGTATTCAGCTACACCACGGAACCAGTAAACTAGGAGGAATTTAAGAATGCCAGATATTAGCACAGTTAAATTACCCGGCGACAACAATACATATTACATAAAGGACAGCACTGCAAGGAGCGGCCTGTCGAGCAAATCGGATGTCGGCCACACACACACTGTCAGTGAGATCACCGACTTCCACGATGCCAACACGTTCCGTGGAATCATGGTCGACGGCGTGGTCCAGGTAGGACGCACCACCGAAAAAGACATCAACTTTATTGCCGGCGACAACATATCACTACAGCATCTGGACGAGACCGCCAGCTTTGGGCTGAGGATAGATGCAACCAACACCAACACATGGCGAAACATGACCGTCAACGGTTCAGCCTGGAAGGGGACAGGCACCAGTTCAGGTGCTGCCAATTTCAAGGCAGGAAACAACATCTCACTTGCGGCCTCAGGAAATGACCTGACCATAAGCGCGTCACTTCCGGGCGGCGGGATGCAGTTCCAGGGAGTTGCAGCGAGCGAGGCAGCCATCAAGGCAAAGACCGCACAGACCAAAGGCTCTGTATGGCTCGCTGAGGACACACACGAGGAATGGCTCTGCACCGCCGACATCGGCGGTACGGCGTCAGCATCTTCCTGGGAAAAGCTCGGCGGAGCATACGGAGCACTGGCTTATGTTGACACCGCGTCCGCGTCATATACCCCTGCCGGCAGCATAGCAGCGGGCACAGGGTCGGCCGCACCGGGAACTGCCTCAGTGTATTCGATCACGGCAGTGGGATCGCTCCCGACACACGCAAATGACACATTCACACAGGGCTCATTCACACAGGGCTCATTCTCCCAGGGAAGCCTGCCATCCTGGACGGCTTCTGTCAGCAACGAGATTCTGACCATCGGATGGAGCGCGGGAACACTGCCTACACACGGAAGCGACTCATTCACGAAACCTACCTTCACGCAGGGCACCTTCTCTCAGGGCTCACTGCCTACAAAAGGAAATGCGCAGACCGTGCTCACGAGCATCGGAACACCTAAGTTCACAGGTACAGCCGCGACCATCACGGTTACACCTGATTAAGGCGGTGGACTATGGGAGATATCAGCAAGATAGTGCTTCCCGGAAGCACGACACAATATGACATAAAGGACGCTACCGCGAGGAATGGCCTGGTGGGGAAAGCGGATGCAGACCACGTCCACGATGCCTCAGACGTTACAACCGGGACCTTCCTTTCTGCGAGGTTGCCTGCCGCAACTACCACCAACAAAGGCGCGATAATCGAAGCCCCGAACGACGGAGTGCTATATGGCAGGAAGAGGGGCAACTGGACACAGATACCTAATGTCGATTACTACATAACTGATATGGGCACCGATTCGGGATGGACGTATAAGAAGTATTCAAACGGCACATACGAGGCGGTCAAAAGGCTGACCATAACATCGATGCCGTCGTCCTATTCCTACGGTGTGCTGTACCGAACGGCAGGCATCAGGTTTGGCGACCTTCCGAGCTTTGACTCAGGGAACGGTTTTGACATCAGCCCGTCATACATGCCGATCACAACCAGCAGCGTCATGACGGCGTCAGGATGGCCTGTATGCCTGTTTGCTCCCGGACAGTCATCTAATCCATGCGAGACAGGTGTATGGTGCATCTGCTCATACGCTTCGGCAAACTCAATCAACGGACAGGCTACGGCCGTGATCCGGGGCACATACACATAAAGGAGAAACAGATGAACCTATTACAAGCAATAGAGAACGCCAATGCGGTAAGGGTGAATTCCATACCTGACGAGCACAAGGCAGCACTCCTCATGGAACTCGAGGGAGAGATAGCCGAGCTTAAGGGCGTGGACTGCCCGGAGAACACATATCCTGACGACCACGAGCTTCTGATGCCATACCCGAAGGATAAGATATACGAGCTCTACCTTATGGCGATGATAGACCTCGAGAACGAGGATTCCGCACTGTACCAGAACGATTTTGTGATGGCACAGACGGCAATATCGGATGCAAAGGCGTGGTGGAGAAGAAACCACCGTCAGGACAATACAAATAATTATTACAGGGGGATATAGCCTATGAGGATGCCAAGGATACCCCAGAACATACAGATACGTGATTCGGAGACCCTTGCCATAAGGGGACTTAACCTCACGGAAAACTTTACGGACGGTGACCTGGAATATGTGAAGAACATATCCACGGACCACTATCCGTATTTCGAACCGATAAGGAAGGATGACCCGATAGAAACGGCTGCGACACCTGATGATGTCTTTTACTGGGACGGAAAGATAATTTATTTGCACACGGTGATAGACCAGGAATTCGGAGAAAACAGTGCGACGTTCGTATATGAGGTCGGCAATGCCGATCCGATAGCAATATATTCCTATAATTTCGTCGAGGTTGTTCCGAGACACTTTGCGGCGATATCCGGGAAGCTTCTGATCATGCCCGACAAGGCAATCATTGAGAAGACAGAGGAAGGCTATACGGCTTACAATGCTGCCGGTCCTCAGGTCAGTCTTAGCACCGCAGTATACAGCGGACACACCATCACCGTTGATCCCAGCGAACTTGACCCCGGCGGGACATATGGTGGCTTCGGCACGACAATCCATATAGGGCAGGTCCTCGACATAAGCGGGAGCTCGCTGAACGACGGAATCATGGTGGTCATTACGGACGTTGACAGGGAGACAGGAGTTATTACTGTTGACAAGACACTCACCGATGGAACCGAAAGCAACTCATGGGCGAGGATGGAAGGTCAGGGCGTGCCCGAGCTTGAGTTCATCTGCTCCCACAACAACCGTATCTGGGGATGTTCTACAGTCGTGGAGAACGGCTTCAAGAAGCAGATGATATATGCATCGGCACTCGGCAATCCTTATGTTTACGATGACTATTCATCACTCATCGGCGGATGGACTACCGAGGTCGAATGCGATGATGACTGGACTGGATGTGCGGCGCTTCCGTCAACGGTACTGTTCTTCAAGGAGAAGAAGATACTGCGCGTCCTGGGCGATGATCCGAGCGAATATGCAGTCTACACATCCAACTGTGAGGGTGTCAAGAAGGGAAGCTGGAAGAGCCTCCTCAACATAAACGACGCAATCTTCTACCTGGGAGCACACGGAGTCTACATCTATTCCGGGTCCATACCGACAAGGATATCCGAGAGGCTCGGGGACAGATTATACGGAGATGCTGTAGCAGGAACCGACGGAGTCCACTACTACATCCAGATGGCGGAAGTGGACATGGACTACGCAAGGCAGACACCTTACACACTGTTCGTCTACAACATCATGCAGGGCTTCTGGACGGCGAACGGCGAGTCGGACGAGAAGTTCTCATTCAGCCAGGGCAACACGCTCGGGGTCACATACCTTAAGGGCGGAAAGCTCTACATGACGAACCCTGCGAACGACTCCGAAGGCATAGAGTTCGAGATGATACTCAAGCCTCTCTATGCGACCATAACAGGCTCTTACAACAGACAGAGCCAGGTATTCGGGATGAAGCGTTACCTCAAGACATCCGTGCGGATGGAATGCGGTGACGAGGGAACATACATTCTATACTGCAAGTTTGATGACGGTGACTGGGAAGAGATCGGAAGAAGGCTCCCTGAAACACCATCGTCAAAGAAATCGGGAGTGGATTACTACGCTATACCGAACAACCACTGCGACAAGTTCCAGATGAGGATAACTGGAAAGGGCAACGTAAGGCTGCTCGGCATACAGCGTGAATATGCACTCGCGGGAAGGAGATAATACATGCCTAAAAAGACAAACGAAGAAATAGCATACGAGATCTACGAGAAGGGCAACTGGGGCAACGGCGACGCGAGGAGACAGAACCTTGCGAACGCCGGTTATGACTATGACGCCGTGCAGGGGATCGTGAACCAGATAGCTTCGGGGACATACCAGAAGGGAAGCGGTGCCACAGCATCAACTAATAGCGCACAGACTTCCTCACAGACGAACGGAAGTGGGGGAAATTACAACTTTTCCTACTACGACACTCCATCTTACATCAGCCCGTATAAAGACCAGATTTCGCAGCTTTCGACGACGATAGGGGGACGTAACCCTGAGTCACTCGGAAGCTATACCAGCCAGTACCAGGGACAGATAGACGACCTTCTGAACCAGTACAACAGCCGTGGTCAGTTCTCATATGACAAGAACGCGGACCCACTGTACCAGATGTACGAACAGACATATACCCACAACGGTCAGCAGGCGATGAAGGACACATTAGGTGCCCTTGCAGGAATCAACGGCGGATATGCTTCCTCGTACGCACAGAGAGCAGGGCAGCAGGCATACGATGACTACATGGCTCAGCTTTCCGCTATGGTGCCTGAGCTGGAGAACCGTGCATACGGCAGATGGCAGGACGAAGGCAATAATATTCTGAACAGCCTCGGCCTGTACCAGAACCTTGACGACACTGCATACGGCAGATGGTCGGATGATTACAACCGTTACAACGACCAGACCAACAACCTCATGAACCTGCTCGACATGTATCTTGACCAGGATCAGCTCGCATATGACAGATGGCGTGACGCGTACGGCGACTTCCTCGACACATATGCAAGGAACAATCCTGCAGGAGGCTCAGGTGGTTCAGGAGGTTCTGGACGTAAGAGTTCAGGCAAAGACAAGGACAAGCCGAATACATGGGCTGAGGTAACTGCACGTATGCCTCAGGTTGCACCATCACCTCTCGATGACCTGCTTGCGCGTATAAATGCCGCAAGACAGAAAGCATCGTTGAACGGTGGAAGTGGAAGAAACAGAACCATGCAGACCAAATAACAGGAGATAGAATATGCCTAATCCT